ATGGTCAGTCAACGTGGTGGTCGTAGAGAAGGTGCCGGACGAAAATTTGTATACGATGAACCTACAAAGGTTATGCGTATTCCTGAATCCCTGGTAATTGAAATCAAGAACTACCTCAGCAACTCAAAGAAATCTAAGTTCAATGATGTTGCTTCTATTACGTTGGTTAATCCAAGCACAACTATGCATATTCCTTTGGCTGCTGAAAAAGTAGCCGCTGGTTTTCCTTCCCCTGCCCAAGATTATGTAGATAAAACCTTGGATATGAATGAACACCTCATCAAGAATGAGGCAGCTACATTCATTGTGAAAGTCGCTTCGCTTTCAATGCGTGACGCAGGTATCGATATAGATGATGAACTAGTCGTAGATCGCAGTCTGGAAGCCAAACATGAAGATATTGTGATTGCATTGATTGATAATGAATTTACGGTCAAACGCCTGATGATCGAGGGTGATGAACGCTGGCTCAAGGCAGAAAACCCTGACTATTCGGATATTCACCTGAAAGATGGCCAAGAAATGGTGATTTGGGGTGTAGTCACCTATGTTCTAAAGCCATGCAAGAAGCGTAAATAAATCAATAATTAGCCTTTTGGTTTAAGACATGGAATATAAAAAGAAAGTCTATGCCTTGGTGGACATTAATAACTACTATGTGAGTTGTGAAAGGGTCTTTAATCCAAGTCTAAATAACAAGCCAGTCATTGTCTTATCTAACAATAATGGCTGTGCTGTCGCCCGTTCGCAGGAAGCCAAGGATTTAGGAATAAAGATGGGAGTACCTCTTTTTCAGATCAAAGATATTGTGGAACGACATAACGTACAAGTGCTGTCTAGCAACTATGCCTTATATGCAGAGATGTCACGCAGATTCATGAAAATACTTTCAGAATTTGTATCTCCCAAAGAACAGGAGGTGTATTCCATTGATGAGTGTTTTTTAGATCTGACTGCTTATACTGAAAACTATGATTTGACTGAATATGTGCAACAAATGCGTCAGCGCATTTTATCCTGGCTTGGTCTACCAGTATGTATCGGTATTGGCCGAACCAAAACAGAGGCAAAACTCGCCAACCATATTGCAAAGAAAAATGCATATCTGAATGGAGCCTGCAACTTGATTGCTATGGATCCGTGTTCAGTAGAAGTGCTATACCAGTCGATAGAGGTGGGTGAAATCTGGGGTGTAGGGAGCAAGCATTCTAAGAAGCTTAATGGTATGGGTATTCATACTGTCATGGATTTTGTCCAGTCTTCGCCATTGATGATCAGAGATCAGTTTTCAATTGTCATGCATCGCACCTTATTAGAACTAAAGGGTGTTTCCTGCATTGAACTAGAACATACTCCGCCATCAAAACAACAGATTATTTCCAGTCGTTCCTTTGGACAACGGATCTACCATATTGATGATCTTAAGGAAGCGATGTCCCTCTATGTCATGGATGCAGTGAAAAGACTTAGAGAGGATCAACTCTTATGTGGGTGTCTCATTGGTTTTGTGCAATCCAACCCATTTGATAGTTCCAAGCCTTTTTACAACAAGTCATTGTCTCTAGCTCTACCTGAACCCACTGACAATTTACTCGTACTTTCTAAACTGGCTACAGCAATGATTGATGGCCTATATGCAAAAGATATCGGCTTCAAAAAATGTGGGGTGATCCTGACCTGTTTAGAACAAAAGGCAAACCATATCTATGACATGTTTACTGATATGAAGCACGTGGAAATCAGTGATACTTTAATGGAGTCACTGGAAAAAATTCATAGTAAGTACGGCAAGAATAAACTCGCTTTAGGGGCAAGCATGATACCGAACCGAAGATGGAGTATGTCGAGAGATCGGCTCTCACAAAACTATTTTCGATGGGATCAACTACTAGTAGTAAAATAATATTTTTACATCCAAAAACCTGTTTCATCTCACGCCCGAAAGTACGGAGATATACCTATTAAACTATAAATTTTGACCATGCTGTTTTGAGAAAAAATGCATGTCTTTCTTATCAACAATCTCTTCAAGATCTACAAATCTCTAGTTATCTATAAGCTCATCATCTGCATTTTTTAGAACATAAAATGTCTCCCTTCCATAGCGAATTGTTGCTTAAATTTTTGGACTGTTTTGCACAAAAAATCTAAATTTTTAGGCTCTACCAAAGCAACAAAAATACACCAACATCTAAAAAATCTCAGTGTATTGAAGACCAGCAAATCGACATCATTTTTCTCAAATACCACTCAGAGCTAAACATGAATAAACTGACAAAAAAGCCAAAAAAAACATGTTTAGAGTCTCTCCTCTACCGACATAAAATCTTCAAAAAATCGAAAAAAGATCATAAATAATTTGAGCCATGCATTCCCCAAAAAATCATTGAGAAGAGAAAATCTTCAGCCATATTTCCCTATGCATATTAGTTGTTCTTTTTATAATACTTCTGATAATAAACTTCTGCGCGTTGTTGTAAATCTTCCAGGTTTTCACGTGTACTTCCCTGACTTCTAAGCAGCCAAAGCATCATCAAATACATTCTAGCCATATCTCTCTGTATTTGCTCTGTAGCAACAATTTTGTTCGTGGTATCCATGACCATTTTGCTATGTTCATCTAAGCGTTTTTCTAATTTATAGATCTCAAATTTGAACAATGCTAAATGCAAATTACTGGTTAGCAACTCCCTCAGTAATGTTGAGGGACTTATGCCTCTGGCTTCTGCCATAGCAACATATTCATTAGCAATATTATTATCTAATCGAATGCCAAATTTACGAGTTGAGGTGATCGTCATTTTTAATTTTTATCATTTTTGGGATTAAATATTTTTATAGTTAGCGGTAGCACATAAAGTATTGATAAATATAAAAAACCACTAATATTATGGTAGCCCCATAATTTTTCTTACGCTACCACCCTAACTATTTGTTTTTAAAATATTTATATCACATTTTACGCTGTTTTTGTGGTAGCCCTAGTGGTATCACATAAAATTAATATTTATTAAGAGCTTATACGTTTTTTTTTGCATTTTTGGTAGCGCCTCGCTTTTATTTCAAAAACCTTTGAAACCCTTGTGCTGCATGGGATTCGTGACTGCATCATTAGATGCGTGGTGTGTGACAAGATAATTTCCGGCGTGTGCCGGTCCGGTATTAAATTTAGTCCCAAATTTCAGTTAGTAATTGGCAGAATGCTGTTTGATATTTTTTTATTAGAGGGTGGGTGGTTGGCCTTCGATGATAGCGAAAGTAAGTAGCATGAGTTCATTCAAAATGACTCATAATTATTAAAAGTAAAGATAAACTTCTCTTCAAAAAATTTATATTTTTGACGTTTTTTCTAGCTCTGAGAGATATTAACTCTCGCCAGAAAACAATAGTGTCCCCTACTCTGTTCTAAATCTGAAATTGATCATTTTCACCAAGCAATCGCAGCGTTTCTAAAGGCCCCCTGTTCTGACTAAAAACTTCTCTATTGGTTCAGTTTTGTCAGCAAAATTGGAGTTAAAAAGTTATGATTTGATCTGTTTCAGATACTCATTTTAATAAGCTGAAAAAAGATAGTGCACATCAACTGCTAATCTAGGTTTCTTAAAAAGTTGCTGAAAAAAAGTGCTGCATCTTCATCTAAACAAGCTAACCAGTCTATCAACTCAATTACATCCATGCGTCTTTCTAAAATTTCTATTTTTGAGACATAAGACTGAGGCTTTTCTAACCGACGAGCAAGCTCAACCTGAGTCATATTTTTAGACTCACGTAATTCGATTAGTTTCTGAATAAGGGTTTTATACCGAGGGTCATGTATTGAGCGCATGCCCCAATATCAGTTACAATTCAAAATATCCCAAAATAGGATATTTTAAATTAAAGGAAAACATATGAATGAGATAAATCAGAAGGCTCTAAGGGAGGAAAATTTAAAAAAACACTTAACGAGAATTCAGAATACTCCAGGTGTAGATTTCGAGCAGATTACAGCTTCCAAATGCTATATTTCGTATAAAGGTCGTGAGTGGTTTCTATGGCCTAAAAGTGGGAAATATGTTCAGATTAGCAATGATGAGCCCATTACTGATATGTATTGGGGAGATGTAAAATCTTTCTATCATCGTTATATTGCCGAAGCCAATAACCTTCCTAAAAATCATGGCAAGCTTTGGACTGAAAGTGATATTTCCGTGTTATTAGAGATGCTTGAAAATGAAGCCTCAGTTAATGAAATCGCTCAGATCCTGGAAAGACATCCGCAGACTATCATTGACAGGCTAAATATTCTTTTTGAGGGAAAAATTGATTTCCTGCAGATTTCAGAAAACCAATGGGATTTTATTATTAGTGACCTAGTGGATATCTATCAGTAGTTCTAGATATTGTTCTTTCCTAAATAAAATACATGGAACTGTTTTAGGCTTAACTAAGTTTCGAAATCTGAGTGTAAATAGACTAAAAGCCCAGATCTGGTCTCGTGTCTAGGATACTGGGAGCAGTCCACTGTTTAGTGATAGGCGTATTTGTATCACCTAAGATCTGACTAGCAGGAAGAGCTACGTTTGTATAAGTGTCTGCACCTACTGTCTTACGTTGTACGTTACCTAATAGAGCGTTATATACAACCTTATCAACTTTACGATTCCACTTGCTATGTAAGCGTTGTAATAGCTGATCTTGTGGTTGAGCCTTCAGCTTGTAAAGGTCTTGAATAGCCAAACGGGTAAAATTCGGGAAGTCACTCATTGTTCCCAAGCGAGAAGCGAATGAAGCGTCTGTATATTGAGTCTCACCGAAACGAGTTAATGTATTGAAGTCATCACCTAAAGTACCCATCTCATTAAGAGTCCAAGAAGTACCAGTGATAGATCCAATATTCGTTACTGTTGATAATAGTTTTGATTCTTTCTGCTCTAATAGAGCTAAATATGTGTCTGCGTACTGTTTTACAAATACGCTATCAGTAGTGTTATATGACATTGTTTTAATTGTCCTTGTTTTTATTATTTAGATTTATTGTTAGAGCTATTGTTAGCTCTTTTTTTATGTTGTGTTTGTAGAGCTTGTTATTGTTTCAGTTATCCATATCGGGCTGATAAGAAGTGATACAGTCACATGCTCTACACAAGGACTGTATGGCTTGAAGCTTTATCTGAACGCCACTTCAGGAGCTATTTGTTATCGTCTTAGGCTGTCGTAATACGAATCAATCTGAGCTTTCACAGCTTTATGGTCTGGGTGCTTTGAATCGAAAAAGGCTTCACTACGCATTAAGGAATTGATGTCTGTACTAACTGATGTGCCGTTATTGATTGGCTTGTCTTCTGCAATCTGTGAACCGAAATAAGCAAGTGCTTTAATTACTGCTACATTATTTCCAATACTAGGATCATTAATCTGTTCTTCTGTTAAGCCTGCTGATTTAGCTGCTCGAATAGCTGAAAAGATATTCGATTCATAATTGTTGCCCCATTCAGATTGAAGCGACTGGATAGTTGAGTCTGTATCAAATTGAGAACTATTAGATACTAGATCTACTGCACGTTTGTCATACTCATTCAAAAGGAAGTCGAGTTGTTTGTTTGTGATCCCATGCTTGTGAGCTTCAGCTAGAAATTGTTTATTTGATTCATCTGCTTTGAAATCTTCAAAGTTAAAGTCTTCTCGCTCAATCTTATATTCATCTGCCGATTTAGGAGCTACTTCACCAGTTCCGACTTTCTTTTCTAGATAGCTGTATGACTCGTTCATCTTGGCTACAGTTGCTTTATAGTCTACTGATCCATCTTCTGATACTACTTTAAACTTCTCAGGAATCGTTGATTCAATAGAGCTATTATTAGCTGTATTTAATGCTGTATCTTTTTCATTAATTTGTGGTTGTTCTAAGTTGTCTGTCATTCTTTTTTTTCTCTTTTTTATTCTTATTAGTATTTATTAGCCCTATATTTCAAAATTTGATTGAGCTAGTATCTAAATATTGTATATAGCTCTCAGGGATATTATGTACGATCCTAATAAAGATCCACGCTATGATCCGAAGATTGATAGTCCAGGTGTCTATTTCAAATTTTGGTTTTTTATTGGTGGCTTTCTACTGTTGTGCTATGTTCTTATCAAAATCCAAGATGCATATAACTACGTTGCTAAGAGCATAGCTAACTTCTTTGAACCTATTTTAAAATTTTTAGGATTCTAACTATTTTCAGCTTCCTTAATACGAGCCAAGATAAAGTTAATTACATCCTGTTGTCCTAGATTAAAGGCTGTCTGTGTTGCGGAGTCTTTATCAAATGCTAGTTTGGCATGGAAGACTGAAATGAGTTCATCTAATACTTCTATACCTTCATTACTTGTAAAGACTCTGTGATACTTATTACTGTTCAAACATCTCTCCTAATTGCTCAGGTGTCATGTTCTTAGCTTGATCTTTTGCTATGTCCATTGCTGTTGAGCCGACTTCTGACATTAATGCTTGTTGCTGTTGTTGCTCTTGCATAGCTTGTTGTTGTTCTTGTTTAAGCTGTCTAAGCTGTGCTATCTCTTCATCTGTTCTAATCGCTTCTACAGGTACGGATAAAGCATCTGCCATGACTTGAACCATTGCATCGAGGTTAAGGTTGTCCATCACTGTCTGATCAATCTGAGCCATCTGAGATACGTTCATCATTAGGTTTTGAATTGCTGTTACCCATTCTAGCTTTTGTGAAGCAGCCATAGGATTGATGAAGTTAAAACTGATACGTGAAGCTTGCATAAGCTCTTCAGGAGCTGGTCGAAGTACACCAGATCTCATTGCTAATCCCCATGTACGTTCTAGTAATACTTGGAGATACTCAGCCTGCATTCGAGAGAAGATTGCGCCTAGCTGGTTACGATATACCTGTACTCTTGCTTGTATTTCTGTCGCTGTTAATGGTGAACTGCCTTGTGGCGTGAGCTGATCCGACATTAATGTTCGTTTAATCTTAGCTTGGAAATGTTGTAAGAAGTCTAAGCCCATACCTACCGTTGCTGATCCTGTATCCAGTCGTTTAATAGAGTTAACAGCTATAATTGCAT